ATGATATTGTTGAGCTTGATATGGTATATGCCATGCGTAGCTGTGATTTTATTAACCATATGCCTAATGATGTATATTTGGCTATAAGGTTATTGGAATTTGTATGTGATACTATTGGGGCTAATTTAGGAAAATTTTTTATGAATGTATCATCATTACATTATTACAAAAAAGATGAACATGTGCTTGATAAATTTATGTGTGGAAAGATTGGTGGTACTAATGGGTAAAAGAGAATTTGATAAAGCCATAAAATTGTATTTTGATAATTTGCAATCTCCGGTATCTACAGAGTACTATTATCAATACTTGCTGATGCGAGATAGATTAAAGCCAAGTGACAGGTCGGCTGGTAAATATAGAGAATATATTCGTGAATATATGATAAGTGAAATTGGCCATTCATTGAGTAGCAGGATAGCTGGTGGTGTTATATACCCCAAAGGTATAAAAATAGATAATTTTGTACCTGCGCGTCATGGTATGTGTGACGTTTGGATTTTATTATTGCATGAATGCTATAATCATGGTATGGTGTTTGGTGATCGTAGAATATTGTCTGGTGTTGATATAAAGAATATGGACATGAGACTTGGTCCGTATGGTTATAGAGATGTAGGTTATACTTCATTCAATTTAGCAAAGGCCTGGTCTAGTTATTTTAATGAACGGGAACTTATTGAATTTGCATCTAAGGTAGAACGTAGAATTGGATATAATTCCATATTTAGATGTCGTAATGGTTATGGGTTGGCTGATAAGGATAATCCTTGTTTAGATTCTATTTCTATATTGATTACTGGGAAAAATTCTGCCGTAGTTCATGCTAACTATAGAGTGTCAAATTTGAATCGTATGATGCTTATGGATTTATTTATGATTCATAGGTTTTGTAGAATAGTATTCCCAATAAAAATGTTAAGTGGAATAGATATAAGCTGTCATTTTAATGTAGTATCACTAGATACTACTATGTTGGGGTGGTTAGTCAATATACCTGGATTTGGTCGTATGATAAGTAAACATAAAATAAAAAAGAATACTAAATTTAAGAGAATAGAGTTGCCAAAGAAGTTTATTCTGAATAGTAAAATAGTTGATGTGGGAATAAATACATTTATTAACAATGGGTTTGGAATTGAGGGATTAAATGACAGAAATTTTGCTCCAAAAGTTAGTTTCCACAAGCGGTGATAATCTTGATAGTAGTAGAATTTCTAGAGAATCTATGTTTATGTTGATAGCTAGAATTATATCACTTCGTGGAACCTGCAATCGTGGTGGAAGAACTGGTGCCGTTATTGTTAAAGATAATAGAATCGTCTCTATGGGATATGCTGGTTCACCTCCAGGATTACCACATTGTCTAGATTTGGGTTGTGATATTGATGAAATTACTGGAGGCTGTATAAGAACACAGCATGCGGAGGCAAATGCAATAGCTTGGGCTGCACGTGAAGGAATAGCCGTGAGGAATACTATAATGTATGTAACATTACAGCCTTGTTTATCCTGTGCAAAAATGGTAGTTATGGCGGGGATAAAATCGGTATTATACCATACTGAATATCGTGATAACAGGGGATCTGATTATCTAAAAGCTGCTAATGTATCCATATTGAGATTTTCTAAAATAGAAATGGAATGATAATATATAATGCGAAGAATAACAGGACAAAGCCAAGAACTATCTAAGGACGTACAATATAACGGTCTTAGAAATGAGAATTGTAAAATGTGTCCGTTACATGAAACGGCTGAACATGTGTGTTTGATTGGAAGAGGTGACTTGAATGCCAAAGTATTTTTGGTTGGTGAAGCTCCAGGTATGCGTGAAGATGATATAGGTAAGCCATTTGCTGGAAGATCGGGCAAGTTTCTTGAGGATGTTCTAACGGAATTAGGCCAATCAAGGGATATGGTTTATATTTCTAATGCTGTTCATTGCCGGCCTCCAGATAATCGTACTCCAAGTATTAAAGAAATAAATAAATGTAAATTGTATTTAGAACGAGAATTTAATCTGGTAAGACCTACTGTGATAATTACTATGGGAAATACTGCCTTGAGGGCGGTTACTGGGCATAGTGGCATAACAAAATTTAGAGGTACCACTTTAGATTATAATGGAAAGTTTAAGGCAATTGTATTTCCAACATTGCATCCTGCTGCTATTCTTAGAAATCCCGGTAATATGGAGTGTTTTGTTGATGATATTGAAAAAGCGTTTAGGATTGCTGAGGACGGTATAGCTTCTCGAGCTAAGTGTGATTGGAAGTTAATCACTACTATTTCTGAAGTTGATGATTTGATATTGTTAATAAAAGATAAGAAACGTTGTTCTGTTGACATAGAGGCTAATTCTGTAAGTTGGCATTCTGGTGATACCAGTATAGCTGGAATTGGATTTTCTTGTGAATCTGGTAGTGGATATTTTGTACCTATAGATCATAAGGAATCTCCATTTAATGATAACCCCGATATAATACGTAAGCTTAGTAAACATATATTTTCCAATAAACATGTAGTAAAAATTGGTCAGAATATAAAATATGATATGCACATGTTAATGAATTATGGCTGTCAATTTTGTGGAACAATACATGATACAATGTTTATGCACTATGTGTTGGATGAAAATAGAGGACATGACCTTGGTACTATATCACTGAAGTATACTAATTATGGGGAATACTGGAAGGAAGTTCAGCAATTAGGTCTACATGCTGGAAAGTCTACTGATATAGATATTAAAAAGTTAGGTGAATATTGTGTAATAGATGCAGATGCCACGTTGATTTCCTTCTTGGCCATGAAGGCTGAACTTATTAGAGATAAAAAGCTTTGGAATGTATATAAAAGTTTGTTGATACCTGCTATGTGGTGTATGTTAGAGGCTGAACGTAGGGGTATGACAATAGATCTTAAAAGACTAGATAGATTAAAAAAGGAATTTGCAAGTGAACATGACCGAATAATACTTGAGTTGAAATCATTTAAGGAAGTTGATAAGTTTGATAAGATAATGGCCAGTGAGAAAGGTAAATCATGGAAAGGTGTTAATTTTAACTCCTCTCAACAGGTTCAAAGATTGCTATTTACTGAATCCGGGTTTTGTACTAAGTCAGTAGATTATACTGATGCTGGAAATCCAAAAGCCGATGAGAATGCCCTTATAGAATTGATACACAAAAGACGTAGGGTTGGAACCTTTGCTAGGATATTACTAGATTTGAGAAAAGTTAATAAACTAGATTCTACTTATGTATCTGGACTTGTCAAATACTTATGTGAAGATAAAATACATCCTACATTTAGGGTAATAGGTACTAGAACAGGTAGGATGTCTTGTAAAAATCCTAATCTTCAACAAATACCAAGATCCAATCCATCAGAATATGACTCACCGTTAAAAGCTAAAGTAAAGACTGTTTATATTCCAACTTCTGGATATGTATTTTTGCATCTTGATTTATCTCAGGCTGAGTTGAGAATAATGACCCACTATTCTGGTGAAAAAACTATGTTGAAGTGGTTTAATTCAAATAAGGATGTACATACCCATGTTGGTGCTAAGATGCTTGGAATTGGTGTAGAGGATTTTAAGAAGCATAAAGACTTTGTGGCCCATAGAAAACGTGCTAAGACTGTAAATTTTGGAACTATATATGAAGTTGGAAAGTATACTCTAGCAAAAAATTTATCATCACCAGCCGAGGGTATATTTTTTAGCCCAGATGAGGCTCAGGAATTTTTAGATGAATATTTTCAATTATTTCCTGCAATAAGAGCTTATATAGATGACCAACATCGTAGGGCTGAAAAAATTGGATATGTTGAAACATTGTTTGGTCTTCGTAGAAGGTTACCAGATGTACAGTCAGGTGATAGAGCTGTAAGGACTGAGGCTTTAAGACAAGCAACTAATTCCCCAATTCAGGGTACGGCTGGTCAATATACTATATTTGGTATGGCCTATCTTATGGGATATGTAGATGGTATTAGAAGATTACCAGATGACTGTTATCTCGTGAATCAAATACATGATTCCATACTATTGGAGGTAAATGGGGATAAGGTTAATGAAATTGCTAAAATAATAAAAGATATTATGGAGAATCTTCCAACAGAGCAGTATTTTGGATTCAAGTTATCTGTTCCGATTATTGTAGAAGCTGATTACAGCAGTGATTCCTGGGCTAAGTTACAAAAAATACAGTGGTAGCATTTTATTATAATGACTGGAGATACGATTATGGATTATGGTGATAATCATAAAGCTGAAGATCTAAGGATAGAAGTATCTGTTGGCGGTAAAATTAGAAGAATGGACTTGTCAAGTGAATTATCAATAACTTCTGATAATCCACAAATTTTGAATGAACAAATGACAAAACAGCCGGCTATATATGCTTGGGTGGGTGTTTTACAGGCTTTGGCTTCTGACCAGTACGATAGAAAGAGGGGTGGGCTTAAAGCTTTATATGCTGAGTTGGATAATAAGCATAGAAATCGTCGAGATAAGCATGACTTGAAAATAACTGAGGCTATAATATCATCAGATGTGGAATCAGATGCTGTGTACGTTAAGAATGTAAAGGAGGTATATGATGCCAAGCTGAATAGGGATATTCTTACTGCCGCTTTATTAGCATTTGAACAAAGAAAGGATATGTTAATAAGTGTAGCAAGTAATTTAAGACATGAACGTGATAATGAACTAATAGTATTAAAGGAAAAGGCTCGAGAAAAAATAAGGGCCGGAAGGGATCAATAGTCATGGGTGTTAATCTTGACAAATTAAAAAAGAAGTATAAAGAGGTAAAGGAGCGGGCTGAGCTTGGTCCATATTGGCTTCCTAAAACTGGTGATAATCTTATAAGAATACTTCCACCAGTGGGAAAGATGGATGATGTATTCTATAAGGAAGGAGCTGTGCATTTTAATGTTGGACAAAATAATGAAATGGTAATATGTCCAGCTAATACTCCCGATAGAAAAGGTAAGACTGGAAGTTGTCCGATATGTGACCTAGTAGATGAGTTGATGAACTCTGGAAATTCTTCTGATATAAAATCTGCCAAGCAATTAAAGGCTAAGGCAAGATTTTGGATGAATATCATTGATTGTAGTGATAGGGCTAAAGGTCCGCAAGTGTTTAGTGCTGGGATAATGATATTTAAGGAAGTACTTGAATATTTTAATGACCCTGACTATGGAGATATTAGTGATATCGAAGAAGGAAGAGATATAACAGTTACCAAATCCGGTACTGGTATTGATACTGAGTATAGTGTAAGACCTAGGCCTAAGATATCTCCTTTGAAAAAGGAAATACTGAAGAAGGCTATTGATCTTAGTATTTGGGAAAAGCTGATGGCTCCAGGAGTTGATGAAATAGAAGAAATATTAGGTACTTCTGAGGATGGTGATAAGAAGAAATCTAAAGAAAAGTCTGAATCCAAGTCTGGTAGTAAGAAGAAAGAGGAAGAAGAGGAGGACGAGGAGGAGGACGACGAAGAGGAGGACGAGGAGGACGACGAGGAGGAGGACGACGAAGAGGAGGACGAGGAGGAGGAAACAAAAAATGAAAAGAAGGGTAAAGGAAAAAAGAAAGAAGAAGACGAGGATGATGAAGACGAGGAGGATGAAGATGAGGAGGATGAAGATGAGGAGGATGAAGATGAGGACGACGAAGAGGAAGAAGTAGATCGTAAGAAGAAATCTACTAAAAAAGGTAGGTAATTCTTCCATGAACAAAAAGGAAATTAGTAATAAGGGCAGCAACGATGCTGCCCTTATAGAGTCTATAGCTAAAAGTTTTAGTTCGGAATATATTGGTACCTTTACTGGTTCCGAGGCTATGGATTTAGTTGAGGAGTGGATTCCATCAACAAATATAGCTATAAATTACGCATTGGGAGATCCACGAAAGGGTGCCTTTCCAATGGGTAGAATAATTGAATTATTTGGCCCAAAGTCTTCTGCAAAATCTTTAATACTATATGATGCTGGGGTTAATGTACAGGCCATGGGTGGCATATTTGTACTTATAGATTCTGAGTCATCATTTTCTAAACCATTCGGAAAGTATCTTGGTATTGATTTTAGCAAATTCATTTATGCGCACATAAGAACTATTGAAGAAGTAACTGATTTTATTATTAGTGTTATAGAAAAGATACGTAGTAGAAATAGAGAATGTCCTGTGTTGATTGGATGGGATTCTTTGGCATCCTGTACTACCGTGAAGGAGGAGGAGGAGTCAGATGAGGAGCAGAAATCTGAAATGGGTGCCAGAGCCAGACTTATGTCTAGGCAGATGAGAAAGGTTGGAGGATTAGTATATAGAGAAAATGTTACATATATTGTGGTGAATCAGATAAGAAGAAAAATTGGAGTAATGTTTGGATCTCCAAAGACTACTCCAGGTGGGGAAGCACTTCCTTTCCATGCCTCAATAAGGTGTGAAGTTACTAGAACAAAAAAGATAACACGTAAAGTTGCCGGCAAGAGAAAAGTAATAGGACATGGTGTAAAGGTATATTGTGATAAGAATAAGGTAAGGCCTCCGTTCACTGAAGTTGAAATAAATATATATGTTGATAGATCCAATATGAAATATGGACTAGATAGAACTTCTGGATTGGTTGATTTATTGGAATCAGATGGAATAATAACCGTTAGTGGCTCTATGGCGGTATTAACTGCAGATACCTCGGTTAGGTTTAGACTTAGTGAAATAGGTAATCATTGGGAAGATGATATATTACCTAATATACCTGATGATCTATATCAGTCTCCAGCTAAACAAAAAGAAATAGATAGTGTAGAAGAAAGTGAAGAAGATGACTAATTCACCAATTATAATTTTCGATGGTAATAATATCGTATTTCGTGTGGTGACTATATTAGATTTGACTAATGATGCTGGAATAAGCGTATCTGTGCCGTTCGGTGTAATCCGCTCGATTCGTTCTGTAATGGGAACCTTTAAGCCTAAAGAAGTTATAGTAGTATGGGATGGTGGTAGAAATCCACATAGAATAAGAATACATCCAGAATATAAAATTACTAAAAAGAGAAAAAGAACCAAAGAACGGTTACATATACATGATATATCTGGTGGTATAAAAATAACCCAAGAACTATTGGGGTGTCTCGGTGTTCCGCAGATGGAAATTGAGAATAATGAGGCTGATGATATAATAGCTAATTTGGCAATTAAATTGCACATGGGAGATGCTGATAGAATTATTATTGTATCTACGGATAAAGATTTTTTCCAATTGATAGATAGGCAAATTAGTGTATATAATCCAATCAATGCTACATTGATATGTCTTGATAATTTTGAAAAGTATTCTGGTGGACTGACAACACCAAAGTTGTATTTAGAATTTCATATATTACTCGGAGATGAGTCTGATAATATACCAGGTATAACTGGAATAGGTAAGAAGACTGCTAAGGATTTGATATTGCAATTTGGCACTATACAAAATGCTGTAGATTCAGTAGCAAGTAATTTGAGTAAATTTAATAAGAGAGTTTTGAACATACTGACTGATGAATCAAAAAAGCAACTTACTATAAATAGGAAACTTATAGACTTGAGACGTTTTGTCGAGAGAGTCTCTTCATTTGATAATATGAAATCTATGCATGTTAAATTAGATGGTAATGTTAACAGTGATTATGAAAAATTTAGAAATATGATATCTAGTCCAGAATTGGATTTTAAGTCTATTATTAAAGATTTTAATTATTGGGTAATGCCATTTAGAAAACTTGTTATAAGGCGTAGAATGCAATATGTTAACTAAAATTATTGTTTGTTTCAGGGAAAAGAGTGCTTCGGAGAATACCGTTATTAAATGTACGGCAGTGGATGTGAATACTAATGATGATGATAAGATTAATGTAGATAATGGTAGAATTATTATTAAGATAAGTGATCTATTGTGGTGGCATATTTGCCCAGATCATGGACATTCTATCCTGGATAAGGATAATTGGACTCCGAAATCGGAAATAGGAAGATAATAGAAGCCGATTAGGATTAAATCTGGGACGTTTCTCAGTAGTTACACCAGGGAAATTATATAATCGTTAAACAACAGAGGTATGAATATGACATGGACAAATGAACAAAGGGATTTATGGTGGTATCATAATTTGAAGATAGCTGATAAATTATCTGTATTGCAAAGTGCGCTTTACAACTATGACAGGCGTAATGCTTTTTGGGGGGGCTCATCATTATTGGGACAAGTTAGTGGCATCGTTAAGTGACTGTCAAGAGGCAATAAAGCAATATGAGTGTGAACGTGGCAGAGAAGTATCTGAGCCCGATACTAAATAAAATGATGATTTTACTATGGATTGGCCACGAGCTAGAGAACTTAGTCGAAAGCTCAATGCTCAAAAGAAAAAGCTAAAGGAGACGTGATGACATTTGATACTATACAAATTATTATTGTTGCCGGTCTTTGGTATATTATAGGGTATTCGACACACTGGTTGAGATACAGAAGAGACCAGAGAGTTTTGCAGTCAGCCTTGACATTTGCTAATCAAATAGTAGATAAGTTAAATATGGCACTTGGGCAGGTTAATAAAATTGGGCCTAAATGACTGTTACTATATGACTGACCAGTAGGAAATAAGTTGATACCTTTATATTGCTATAGTGTTAATATAAAAGTAGAGATTACATATAATATAAATAACCCTATTATTCCCAGGATTATTCCTAGAATCCAGTTTGCAGCTTTCTGGTATGGATTCCTACGTTCTTCATCGTACCTGTCCATAATGTTTCTCCAGTTCTTCAATTGTGGTATTCATAATTACTTCTACGAAATGTTCAAAACTAAACCATCCTAATTCTCGAAGTTGTCTTGTAATATTATCATGCAGGATAATATCATTTGGATAATTCCCACACTTAAATTCTATGATATTGGCAATTGGTTCTTTTTGTTCTTTAATGAATTTTGCTAATTCTATTAAATGTTCATCAAGTTTTGGCATTAACTTTGCATGAGGTTTACTGTTCATTTTTTAGTGCCGCCTTCCTTTCTTTTCTCATTGTTCTTCTGTATGCAGATTTATCTTTTTTGGATATACATCCTTGTGGATAACTATATTTTACCTTACGGGTTCTACCTTTTTCTGTTGTGGTTATTTTATTTCTCCTATCCAGTTCAGCTCGTTCTTCGTAGTTTTTATTTCTAGCGGTTCTGAATACATTTTGTTCTGGTTTTCTATATGGTACCATACGTTCTATGATCCTTTTTAGTTCTTTATCTGATCTAATACAGTTTATCAAGTCATCCCAAGTTTCTGTCTTAGTAGCGTAGGTTGTGATCCATAGATCTTTCATTCCTCGAGGTTGTCTTGGACCACTGATGATTTCCCAATTTTCAAATTCTTCTTCTAATGGCTCATTTGAAAATACGAGTAACCCGATTGGCCATTCGGCTGGGTCATCGAATTTTTCGAAGTTGTCAGGATCTACTTGATTTACGGCTATTATTGTTTTGTCTTTCTTTTGCAAGTACTTAATTCTATTGAGAAATTCCTGAATATGGTTTGAGGATTCGTAGTATGTTGCATAAACAATTGTATCTTTTCCCCTTGCCTTAGTTCTCCTGATGATGGTCCATCCTGGAATTTTTTCTTTGAATCTTTTTGTTGCATAGACCTTACAACAAGTGAGAACACCATTGGGTTCAGTGGGTCCGAATCGTTTATAGGCCTCCTGGTCTTTCAGAGTAGGCTCTGTCGATTTATCCATCTGGTCTCCTGGTTATTTGGTTAAACGGTTGTCTTTAATCGTTTTAATATAATATACAATTCGGTTCTTGTCAATAAAAATATTACATTTTTTATTTTGGAAAACTTCCACTTATATAAAAATAGGTTGTCATGTTTTTAATAAGCCTTGGGCTTGTATTATTATTAGTGATGAAAAATATATTAGCGCTCGTGGTGGATTTTTATTGACAAGCTCCAATACCGATATTATATTAACCGATAAAATAGCCGGACGGAACCGAAATCTATGAATGAAGAAGAAAAAACTACTCGAGAAAAAATTATAGAAAAAGTTAAGAAATTGATTGCCTTGGCTGATGGGTCTAGCTTTGAAGGTGAAATAGATGTAGCTATGCGTATGGCCCGAAGCCTTCTTGCAAAGTATAATTTGTCTATGTCTGATGTAGAGAGAAATGAATATGATAAATCTGAGCCTTCGCAGGTAGATACGGGATCTCCATATGGATACTGGCAACCAAAATTGGCCAATATTATCGGTAAGTATACCAACTGCCAGCCTTTTATTAGAAGTAGGTCTCATATATTATGTTTTGTTGGAATGCCACCTGAGTTAGAAATATGTATATTTACGTTTTCTAGTGTATGTCATCAAATTGACTCTATGACTAGGAAAAAACGTAAAGAATTAAGGGATGAGCGAGAAAGACTTACGGGGAATCGTCAAGATAGAGTTAATTCCTCATATTATATAAGGGGATATGTTGAAGGAATACTAGTTAGATTAAAAGAAAAATTGAGTACCTTAATGCAAGATGAATCTACAGGCAAGTCTTTAGTATTAGTGAAACATCCAAAGGTTCAAGAATGGGTAGATATTAACCTTGGAAAGCCAAAAATGAGACACAGGCCGTCTTCATCCAGTGATGGATTTGATTCTGGATATGTTGATGGTAATAATATAACTTTACAAAAGGGTATAAATGGTGGAAGACCAACTGAACGAATTGGACATTAGAGATAAACTTCGTATCAAGAAGTGTCCAAAGTGCAGTAGTATCGGTAATTTTGATATAGGAACAATGATACCACTAAGAGTTTGGTGCAATAGTTGTCATGGATATTTCGATGAATTTGAACTTAAAGATTTTGAACTAAAGAATAAAAAATAATTAAGGAGATAGCATTTTATTATTATGACTGACTCTAACAACCTAACTCTTAAGGAGGTCCGTAGTGGCAAAGAAGAAAGAAAAGGATTCTTCGAAAAAGAAATCCAGGCAAGAACAAACGTTCTTGTCAACAAAACAGGTTGCTGAGATCATCTCCAATCGAATTGGTTCGGAGATAGATACTAGGCAATTGAGAATCTACATCAGAGACTCCGATTTATTTGATGGGCAACGAGGTAAGCGTTACCAGTTCTCAGAGGATGATCGGAAGATTGATGCTCTGGTAGATTACATCGAGAAGCGTCGTAAGAAAAGTGCCGAAGCCGATGAGGGTGGCAAGAAGGCTGGAAAAGGTAAAGGCAAGAAGTCTGATAAACAGCGTAGAAAGACTAAGCCAGAGCCTGAACCAGAAGAAGACGGAGACGAGAACGACGATGAAGATGAGGATGATGAAGACGAAGAAGATTAGTCGTCCGTTTTGATTCCTCCGGAGGTAATTATTAAGCCCTCCGTGAACAGGCCCGGTGGTTTTTCGGTTTCCGCCGGGCCATTTTATTTGTATTATTTATAGTGATGAAAAAAAATATTAAAGATTGTGGTGGATTTTTATTGACAAGAACCGATTCGTATATTATATTACCGATAATAATTCGTGGACCGGAACCGAAACCTAAACTTAAAGGAGTTATGACATGGGAGATAGAATTTCAATCAGATTTGTGGACCAGGATAACCCAGACTTCAAATCGGCAACACTTTTTAGTCATTGGGACGGTCTCGATCTTTTGAATGATATTAAAGAGTACACTAAACACCTAAATGCTCAGCCACGAGACTAAAAGAGGTAAACCATGAAAACCGACATCAAAATTCAAGCGGCCATTGACCGATTGGCAGGAATCACCTATGAGGCTCGGTCAATTATTTCCCGCATGCTTGTTGACTACAAAACCGTTGACCTAACCTTCAAACGGAGGTTGTGTGAGCTGCGCGACGCCGCGCAGGAAGGTCTGGAATCTATCATGCAGTTCAGGATGGACCAACTAAATGAAAAGATTAAACGCCTTGAGGCCGAGAAGGAGGTAAACCATGACCAACCTTGACCTGGTAACTTATCTGCGGACTATCAACGCCTGCCCGGAAGCCCTCGAATGGCTCGGTGACCGCGACCTTGCCACCGCCTGGGCCGCCTGCCAACGTGCCGACTGGATGCTCTGGTTGGCCGAAAAGGTCAACATCTCGAAGCGGCAGTTCGTCCGTGTCGCTGCTCTGTGCGCTCAAACCGCCGAAAAATACACCGACGACAAGCGCGTCGTCGATTGTAACCTTACAGCCCTGCGCTGGGCTGACGGCAAAGCCACCGACGAAGAATTGAAGGCCGCCGCAGAGGCCGCATGGGCCGCAGGGACCACAGGGACCACAGGGACCACAGGGACCGCATGGGCCGCAGGGGCCGCATGGGCCGCAGAGGCCGCACGGGCCACAGGGGCCGCATGGGCCGCATGGGCCGCAGAGGCCGCACGGGCCACAGGGGCCGCATGGGCCGCAGAGGCCGCACGGGCCACAGGGGCCGCATGGGACGCACGGGTCGCCGCAGAGATGGCCGCTCTATCCCAAATGGCCGACATAGTGCGCGCCAATATCACCGTCGAGGACATTAAACTAGCAATAAAAATGACTAAACCATGAGGAAACAATGACCACTCAACCAAAACCAGGTGATAGGGTAGTCAGAACTTTCTACCCATTTAATGGGGACGATCCCATTGAAGTAACTGGAACCATTGTCATTGCTAGTGATGATGTTCCTAAGTTGATTAACAAAAACACTCTATATGTAAAGCTCGATGAATATCCAAAAATTGCTTCTGCGGCAGACATTTTAACGGGCTCAGATAATGGTATCAGATATATGCTTATGGATGCTGGCTGGACCGTAAAGGAGATATCATGAGACACCTTGATTATCCCTGTCAATTATGTCGGGAGAGAGAAGGTTCGTGGAAGAAGGGACAACCACTCGGAGCCTATTTCATGTGTCGCAAATGTCAAGCAATATACACTACAAAAGAAGCTCAGGACGCACAATTTGATAAAATAATAGCGAAATATAAAGGATCAAAGGAATAATCATGACTACGAATCTAGTTGGCATATCTGTGGTAATAGAACACCTAGAAAAACTTGAAATGCGAATAGTAGTTCTTGAGGCCTGCGAGCTGACTTCACGTAAAGACATTACCGATCTCAAAGACAAACTTAATACTACCCAGAAAAAGGTAACTACGTTGGAGGCCCGTATTTATGATTATTATCAGATAGAGGTGCAATCTTGTGAGGGACTAAAAGATTCTGCGATTATGATTGCTCCACATTCTGATGGCACAATATCCGCTGTTCGGTTAATTAACATAGGAGATGGCCAGAACAAGAAGCGAAAGGAGAAGGGATGAAGGCCAAAATCTATTACGTCGAATGTGAGCACGGATGTTGCCTTTGTACATCCTCGTCTTTAGAGAAGGTTCGCCGAGAAATGTTAAGTGAACAGGGGACCGACCATTTTATAACGGCGCACCTAGCCACTCAAGAAAACATAGAAAGGAGGAGAAGTAATGAACTGTCTGATTTGTCAAACATCCTGCGGCAGGGGACACCTTTAGATGGCAGTCTATGTAGATGATGGTCGATACAGATTTGGCCGAATGATTATGTGCCACATGTGGGCCGATACACAAGACGAGCTTGACATCTTTGCGCGTGCAATTGGTCTACGATTATCCTGGAAACATCGGGACCATTACGATATTGCATTATCCAAACGTAGGGATGCAATTAGGCACGGAGCAATTGAAATCACACAGCGTGAAGCTTTGAGATTTAGGCGTGGTCCACAAACTTGATAAGGAGAAACTTATTGTTCACTAGAGTCACAATTTACACAATTGACTTTTTAATACAAATTAAGTTTTGTAAGTTATGACTGATTTGGTAGTGTAATAAATTTCGATTATAGTGTAAAATTTTTATTGACAAAGACCGATAGATTTATTATATTATATTATAATAAAAACCGATAAAAAGACCAGAGGTCGAAATGACCATTACAAAATCACCAAATCCCCTATGGACATTTATTGACAAATACGTCCTCAAGGATTCTGGTCAGGAACATGTGCATCACATTAAATTATTTAATGGCACAGTTCGTGTATTTTCTAAATCTGTTGAAATTGAACGGATTGTTCCCGGTAATCCTAACATGCAACATATAACGAGGTAACTATGTGTGAAAGACCAGAAATGGATACAGAGAAGGCCATAGCCCATGTTAGGGAGGCTGCGGTGGGTATACATTTAGTAATAGATGAATTTACGTTGGCTTATGGACTAATCCCACGTCAATTATGGATGAGTATTATGCTAGACCTATTCTTTGACTTAGGTCAGATTTCTAGAGAAATGAGTCGTGCCATAAAGCTACTGGAGGATAATAAATGAATAAAGCAATCTTTTGTAAGATGCAAAAAGAGTCAACACTCAGTCTTCTAGGTAAATTACATTGGCTTACAATTCGTAATTTTTATGGGAAAGGAGAATTGGACCGCTATCTTGCTACTATTATTATTATCACTAGACGTGCTGGTGATCCGTGTTCTTATTCAGATGCCGTACGGGCTTTTGATGGTATATCTTCTGATACAGTGATTACGATTCCGAAATCTTGGAGATGGCTGGAAGATTTAGAAGTAGAGGCTACTAGTCATAGTAACATATTAAATGAAGTAGTAGTAAAATGATTTATCGTTTACCTTATGAAGATGGGACAAAACAGTTTAAGGAGGTCATCGAGAAACATGTAGTGGATTTGGGTAGAATTGGTAAACAAACAGCTAAATCCGGTCGGGATCTTTATAATGTAACTGGATCTTTGGAAGATATGATTACGTTAATGGAAGATGGTGACATGAGGATAATGTACAAAGAAAATTGTCCAACGGACCAACCAGTTTCAGCA